AATGAGATCAGCCGGTGAAATTCCAGGCGCCTCATCCTTTTCCTGCCTGATTGGCCGCACTTGATCTTCACCGGTTTGTTGCGCGGCGCCCGGCTGTTCGACATCAGGCACTGTCTGATTGAGTGAAATATTCCTATGCTCTGCGTGTAGCTTGTTTAATGCTTTGATGCCTGCAGCGTGCGCGTCTTCTGGAGCAGCTCCAGCCCGTAGACCAAACCCCTCAACCGCCGGCACGCTGATTATAAATTCACCATCCATCAGCCAAATAGGTTCTATCCGCTTGCCGTTTGTCTGTGCCGCTATGCCCATATCCTCGCCGGGCGGCGCCGTAATTACCTGACCTTTGCGCCGCGCAACCTCACCACCATCCTTAATTTCTCCGGCCGCCTTATCTGAACCAAGCATCGCCGTAACCGTCTGCGCCCACTCCTTCTCCTTGGGTGTCTCAAATTCTTCGACCAAATCTTCCATGGACGCGATGACATCTTCATAACTCATACCACTGGAATCGAATGCGCCTCCATCTAAAGAATTCTCTACTGCAAATCGTATCCTCCGGCGCTCGATTACACCCCGCAACCGTTCTTCAGCTCGTTCATCAATGCCTCCGGCCTGCACCATCTGATCGACTAGCTGTATCGCGGCGAGTATGCCTTCCTCACTCTTGATCAGCCTCTTGATCGTCGCCTCAATTTCCTCTGCTCTCACCAAAACCTCCACGCGAAATTAGAACCATTCCAATGATTCTACGCGCTCGTACTCGGCGATAGAAATTAGTTCACAGAGCGAAAAATTGCTGAATTGTGGGTTGGCTCATCTATACATAGAAGGGGAACGGGACTGAATTTTTTCCTCCCCCCCCTTCAGTACACATCCTTCTCCGCAGACAGAAAATCACGGACGTATGAACCACTATTTTGTGACGGGTTAGATCGGGTTAAGTGTGGGTAGAGGTGTGGGTTGGTTTACTTGCGGGAATAAAAGTCCCGGAAATCCGAGGTGTTCAGGGTGCAGTTCGATTCCCCTCGGCTCCACCAGTTTATTCTCAGACTTCCTGATCATCTCAGGACGCTGGGATTAATGGCGCAAATTCATATACATAGCGCTGTATTAGCGAGCTGTCTCCCGCCGGAGAGACGGAAGCGTTCGAGAATTAAGGGCCTTTCGCTGACGCGTCTCCACAGGCTTATTTCGCGATCATTCCGTTGGCGCCGGCTATCGGATGCGCAGCAGCTTCCGCTGAGCCTGCCAGGACGCAGGCAGCTTCAAGCGTTTGATGTGGGATAGAGTGAGGCAGGGTTCGGTGCGGCCGTCGATGATCGCGGTGACGATATCCGGGGCGAGGAAGGCCAGCGGCAAAGAGCGGCTGATGTGGCTGCGGTCTACATTGTGGCGCACGGCAAGTTCGAGCACAGATTCGGCCTCACCGGTTTGAAGATTGGAGAACCAATTTTGAGCCGACGCGAGGGCAGCAATCAGCGATGCGTCTGGCCTGGCAGTCAAGGCGCTGTCTCCACCGATTACCAACTTGGCTTCGACCCCCCGACGCTTGAGCGCGATGGGCGCGCCAATCACGATCTCCTCCATCTCGATGGTATCGATGGCGGACATCTTGAACGCTTCGATCAGGCAATGGTGATCGAGGGTGATACGGATCTCGGCGGGTGCCAACTCGATGCGCCCCACCAGATTAACGATGGGCATTCGGGTTTCACACCCTTGCTTCCATTCATCAACCAATAGACTCGCCGCCGCTGCCAGCTTGTTTCGCTCCGCTATAAGAGCATCGGGCGATAACAGAGTCGATTCCAATTTCTCACGGTTTTCCAGCCACTCGATAACAATCTGGATGACAGCCCGATCCAATTCCTTTGCCGGAAGGCGCCATCCTGAAAGATCGTGGCTGCCAGGCGCAGCAAGCACTCGACCGGAGACATAATAATGGTAGCGTCGGCCTTTCTTGTTGGCGTGATGGGGCCGAAGGCTATCTCCGGTTTCATCGAAGATGCGACCTGAGAACGCTAGCCGGATTTTTGTATTTTTTGCAGACCTGCTGCTGACGCCGCTTTGGGTCATATGTGCCTGCACTTGGTCCCAGGTTGCTCGATCGATGATGGCAGCATGCTGCCCATCGTGATGCTGTCCTTTGTGCGCGATCAAGCCCGCATAGAGCGGATTGGCGAGCAGCTTGTAAAGATGGCCGCGTGTGAAGAACAGGTTGCCTTGCGATCGTCCGTTGTTGGGCTTGCGCGGTTTGGTGCGCAGTCCCAACTGATCCGCCTCAGCTTTTACCCGCCGGACATTTTTAAGGTCCAGATACAGGGCGAACAGGCGCCGCACGGTTTCGGCTTCCGCATCATTGACGATCAGCTTCTTTTCGCGGCAATCATATCCCAGCGGCGTCAGCCCGCCCATCCACATGCCCTTCTTCTTTGAGGCGGCGATCTTGTCGCGGATGCGTTCCGCCGTGACTTCGCGTTCGAACTGGGCGAAAGACAGCAATACATTGAGAGTCAGCCGGTCCATGGATGTGGTGGTGTTGAACGCCTGGGTGACCGAGACGAAGGACACGTGGTTCGTTTCGAACACCTCAACCAGTCGGGCAAAGTCCGATAGCGCCCGGGTCAACCGGTCGACCTTATAGACGACGACCACATCGACCTTGCCCGCTTCAATGTCTGCCAGCAATGCTCGAAGCCCCGGTCGGTCCATAGTGCCGCCGGAGTAACCACCATCATCATAGATGTGAGGAAGCGCCAACCAACCCTCGCCCGCTTGGCTGCGGACGTACGCCTCACCGGCTTCGCGCTGTGCATCCAGGCTGTTGAAATCCTGTTCCAGGCCTTCTTCTGACGATTTGCGGGTATAGATGGCGCATCTCTTCTTACGCACCTGTTCGGATGCGCCAAGTGCTCGTACGTCGAGTGTCATGAGCTTTGCCCAAGCAATCCAAAGAAGCGCGGTCCCGACCAGCGTGCCCCGGTGATAGCCCGCGCGATGGCCGAGAGCGAGGAATAGGTCACCCCATTCCACAACAGCCCATCCTCGGTCACGTCAACCACATGGGTCCGCCCATTCCATTCCCGCATCAACCGCATACCCGGCTTCAGGGAAGGCCGTGGCCGTACAGCTGCCGAGGTGCCTGCCGCGAGCGCGCGCAGATAGCGCCTGGTTTTGGAATCAAGGGCGCCATAAGCGTCCACCTGTATCCGATAGGCCAGAGCTAGGAGAAGAAGCCTGCGGCTTATCCCCTTGGGCGGCGGCGCACTATGCACGGCCTGCCAGCGCGCGCCCAGATTTTGATGCGAGAGATCGTTCAGCAAGGCGATCTCCCGTTCCAGATCGGTATTGGGATTAATTTTGGCCATGGCGGCGAACCTCGTCGTTCGAGTTGGAAACGGTGCCGAATTCTCGCTCGAAGTCGGTCATGTCATTGTTTACCGGCGAGGCAGTAGCGGGTGACTCCCTTGTCGTCCCTGACTCGCTCGATGTTGTGCCCCTTTTTGCGTAGCCCGGTGAGCGCAGCGCGAATGCTGTGGGGCTGCCAGCTGCACATCTTCTGTAGTTGAGTGATGCTGGCCCCGTTGGGGCGGCCGAGATGCTTAAGAATTTTTTCGGTCTTGGTGGGTTTAGTCGGCATGGTGGCCTCCGTATTCGAGGCGCCCGCCCGATGCGGGCGCTTCCACCACCCAAGGCCCGGGCTGATCGAGAATCAGGTTCGAGCAAGCGGCGGTCGGAGGTTGTTTACGATCCTAGATGCCGTTGCTGAATGACCAACAGTGACGCCTCCTTGCGGCAGGAAGTCCAGTCAAATGTATCGTCCAATCGCAACCAAATTTCTTGCTTCGCGTCGTTAAGATATGTGCCGTCGGAGTAGGTGGGCGGGGTATTTTCTAATATTCTTCCAGGTCGCTCAAACCTAATTGCTCTGGCACCGTCGGTGGGCGAGATTACCACCCCACGATGGGGATTGCCCTTCGCTGAAATGGTTGCTCAACCCAGCCTAGGAATTGCGACAGGCTGTCTATCTGATCGTCATGCGCCACATTGGGAAAGGCCATGATCTCGGCTTTGAAGTCGTCGAGCCACGCCGCGTGCTCTGGGACCAAAACGCTTCCTGCCTCAATCTTCGCCGACTGGGCGCTCATGCGCGTCACCTTATCTTCTTTGGGCTCTATCCGGATCGGACGCAATCGGCCTTCGTTGCGAAGGTCCTGAATTAAGCTCGAACCGCTTCCTTTATCCTCGATGAGGACGGTGTGGCAGTTGTGGGTTTGCGCCTCTTTGAGCACACGCTTCCTGAGAAATGGATATTCCAGGCGTTCGCGCACCACATCGATCAGGAAGTATTCTGTTCCTTGGACAAGCCATGTGGTGCAAACCGAGTAATCGGTAACCTCACTCGCTTTCGATGCTGTATCCCAGCTCTGAACAATTCTGCCGCCGCAATTAAGAGAGGCTTGGTCACGGAAAATTCGGAACCACTCCCACTTGATTAGGCCTCCACCGGCAGGGATCGGGCTCTGCTGATATTGGGCTGAGAAGTTGTAACTCCCGATGGTCGCCTTGATGTCCTCAAGCACAGACAAGGGCTCTCTTGAGGGATGTAGCACTTCACCTGGCGCTCTCTCATGAAACTAATCTGGTTTGATTTCGTAGCGCGTCCCAGATTCGGCCACTGCCGTAATTTCCAGGACGGTCCAGTCTTCCTTTTCACGAACGTGAGCGACCAAATCGTCGACATGCAGTCTCTGCATCACGATGACGATCACGTCGTTTTTCTTGTTGTCGAGTCGAGAATAGAGCGTGCCGTCGAACCACTGATTAACGGCAGCTCTTTTGACCTCCGAATTTGCTTCCGAGGGCTTGAGAGGGTCGTCGATAATGATCAGATTTCCACCGCGGCCGGTTAGTGTTCCGCCGACTGACGTTCCGAGGCGAAAACCGCGTTGGATAGTAGCGAACTCAAGTTCAGCGTTTTTAGCAGGGTCGATTCTGGTTCTAGGAAAGATGCGTCGGTACCAATCGGATTCGACGACGAGGCGGCAATCGCGCGCGTGCTTGGTGGTCAGTTCGTTGGAATAGCTCGCACAAATGATTCTTCGGCTCGGGTTCCGTCCGAGCACCCAGGCACGGCACCCTGCGCAGGGAGGTTCTGAATGCTGAGTGGTTCACTTCAATCAGACAGGCTCAAATCGTCATCGAAACCTGGCTGAAACAGTACAATCACATTCTCCCGCATCAGGCTCTGAACATGAAGGTTGTTGGTTTAAATTCAACTCACGAAACAAAAAATAACGTCTCT